ATCGCGCATTAGAAATCTACAATGAGTTTAGTACAAAACATCCCGATGCTGCGCCTCACGAAAACTCTCTCGCCCGACTTCTGCAACAAGAACCTACTCTTAGTCCAGAAGCCGCGTATTTTAAACTCCGGTCTTATTACCACGAGCGTAATCTAGATTGGACGAAATCCCTAGAACAATTGCAATCACAAGCGCAACCGTCTAGTGTTAATACGCAGCAAGCTGTCCCTGATGGTAATGTAACAGATACAAGAGTTACTGATACCGCACAAGTGGCAGACGCAAATACATCTACCAGTGACATCATTCGTCAGGCTATGGAAGATGCTGGAATAACCTAGGAGTAAACAATGGCAAGTACACCTATTGCCACAGTCCTCGAATCAACGCTTACTCGTTCGCGTAAGAAGCTGATCCTTGCTTCTATTAAGTCTAATGCTCTAATGGCATGGGCTTTTGCTAACAACCGCGTTGAGTTTGAAGACGGTGGACACGAAATTACGAACCCACTTACATTGGGTCGTAATCCTAACATTACTTCTTTTGAGTACTATGACGAACAGCCAGTAGCGCAAACCAGTGAGTTCGATACTGTAACTTACAACTGGGCGCGTGTTGCTGGTTCAGTAGTTATCAGTGATCAAGAAGAAGATGAGAACCAAGGCGCGGCTCAGATCTTTAAGCTTATGAAAGCTAAGATCGACGTACTAGAAGAGAGCATTAAAGAGAAGTTCTCTGAATATCTCTATGCTTCTGGTGCTGGCACCGATCCACAAGGTCTTGGACTTCTTGTTCCCGATGATCCTACTACTGGGACTCTTGGTAACATTAACCGAGCCAATGAAACTCAATGGCGTACATCTGCCTATGACTTCAATGGCAACCTAGATAGCACGAACATTGAAGAAGCGTTTGATGATATCCTTATGGATTTGACTCTTAAAGGTGATAAGCCTGACGTTATCCTTACTGGTCGTAATCTCTTTAGGCACTATCGTACTGCGGTACGGGACAAGGTTGTTATCAACTTGTCAGAGTCTAACTCTGGTAAGAAGATGATGGACCTTGGCTTCTCTGGCGTTAAGCACCAAAATATCCCCATGATGTATGACGAAGACTGTCCGGTTAATAAAGCGTTCTTTATTAACTCTAAGTTCCTCCGTCTGCATATCCTTAAACATGTCAACATGAAGATCAAAGAGCTTGTTGCTCCTTGGACAATTGATGCACATGGCCGTAGGGTTGTTTGGCAGGGACAATGGTGCTTGTGGAAAGCCTTCCGTACCCATGCGGTTCTGATTAACTCGTAAGTATAAGGAGTAAGGGGATGCCAGACGTTAATCTGAAACCACGTTTTGAAGTACATAAGTTAGAAGGGAAAGCGACAAGGCGAATCGCTAGTCCTAAGACGGACAAAGAAGGAAAACTAATTGGCGGCTTCGAATACGAAGACAAAGAAGTTGACGCCGGTTGGATGGTTTACTTCCCTAGTGGTTCGTCTATTCGTATTTGGACCAAAGAAGAGTTAGAAAGACAAGGCTTCAATGAAGACCCGACCCTTGTTAATATGGAGACTGGGGATGAGACTGCTCCAATGGGTAGTTCTAGTCTCAAATCAAGGTCGGAACAGAAGAATGCTCGTTCTAAGTCTTCGATGGTAAAATTTAGCTAAAGGAAAATGTTATGACTAAAGTCGTACAAGACTACTTCCCTCGCAGCATTAATCAGTATGTTCCTAACATGGAATTTGCTGCCGATGTTGTCCAAGACAGTGTTATCGTAAGTCTTGGTTCACCAGCTACCCTAGATGCTGATGGCATTTGGGATGGTGTAAGTGCTACTAATTCAGACACTGCTTTTACTTCCTCTGATTATAAAACTACATTTGATGGAAGTTCTACCTCGCTAACTTCTACCGCTGGCAAGATTGATGCGCCTTATGGTCGTACTTTATCTTGCACAGGTAGTGCTGGGTCTGATCATGTATGCTCGATTACTGGTCGTGACTATCTTGGTCAAGCAATGGTAGAGAGTATTACTCTTAGTGGAACAAGTGTAATTCCTGGTTTAAAAGCCTTCAAATATGTTGATAGCATAGCTATTGCTTCAGGAGCAGCTAGTGATACTGTCGATGTAGGTTGGGCAGACAAGTTGGGCATCCCGTATGCTGGTACTAGCTTACTTAGTGACACCGAAGACGGTGTTGTTGCGGCTGGTGTGCTTACAGCGGCTATTACCACTGATCCTCAGACAGCTACTACTGGTGATCCCCGTGGCACGTTTGACGCTGCATCAGCGAGTAATGGTTCGATTGTAAGTGAAATACGTTACTTGTGCAATACAAGTGATCTTCACGGCGTCGAACATTATAGCGGCTGATAGTTCGGTGGGGGGAGTTTTGGCCTCCCCTTCGCTCCCCCCGCCGGTACTTCTATGGCTACTTTAGCACAACTAATAGCTAGAACGGCAGACCGGCTATCTATGGTAGCTGGTACTGGCGTTCAAGTGTACGCGGAAGATCGCATCGCAGAAATGATACAACACAAGTTTGATGTATTATTTGACGAAGCCTTCTGGCCTCAGTTCCTGACTTGGTCAACATGGACGTTAGATGCGACTCTTGGAGTTGTAACTACAGACCTAACAGACTTAGTTAAACGGTTCGATGATATAAGAGTCATCTTCCCTGATGGCTCTAACACATCATTAACTAAGATAGCTGCTTTGACTACCAACCCAGAAACTCTCGCTGGTACAACACCTATACATTTCGAGTCGTTGGGACCAGGAGCTAGTAATAAGACTACAAGGGTATTCAATGTCTGGCCTAAAACTGCTACTGGTAATATTGTAGTCCAATATAGGACTAAGCCTGATACTTTTACTATAACTGATGAGATTGACTTTGACGATCAAGCTCTAATCCTAGGAGCTACATTTGACTATCTGGAGGACGATGGAACTAATCCAAATGCTACACAAAAGTTTCAACTCCTATTTGAAGCTAGAGTAAAACAATTAAAGAACACACTTAATAATTCTCCAATTAGTCTTGATCCTGTTACTGCGATACCGCAGACATTTAGTTTCGTGGAGTTACCGTAATGGCAATACATAGACTAGCCGCCGTTAGGCCAAAGCCAAAGCCTAGCCCTATCAAGGAGGTTTTAACCGCTAGAGAACTAAAGAAGAAGTAATGGTTGACACATTCCTATTCCCACAAGGTCCAAGAGGACGTACTGCACAAGTAAACCGTGGAAACGTATTACTTGATGCTACCATCCGTGACTTTAGTGGTGGGTGGAATGTTGTGGACAATGATCTTAATCTCCAAACCAAGTTCTCCAAGACATTAGAGAACATGCAACGTGGGATTGATGGCAGTAACAGTGTTCGTCCCGGTACTGAATTATTCTCTGACGTTGGAGACTTCGGAGGAGAAATCATCAATTGTGAGTACTATAACAACTTCATTGTAACAGTCAGTTCTGATGGAATAATCTGTAAGGTGGATTCCAATGGAGTAGCCACTGTCATCTTCAACGATAACCTTGCTAGTTCACTTCCTGGCTCTCCCAGTGGTTGGTCTACTACGGCATTCGCCTCCTTCGCCCAGTTCAATGGTAGCCTTATTATCTGCAATGGAGTGAGAAAGCCTCTTATTATTGATACGTCTATGAGTGTAACATTCTTACAGGATTTAGCAGACTTGACGAATGCTAATACTCCTATTGCTCGTTTCGTGGTTGCTCATGGCCGGTATCTTGTCATGGCTGGCTCACTTACGGCTGGCGAAGAAGATATACTCTTTATCTCTGCTACTGATGTCAGTGGGACTTGGCTAGGAGATAGTGGGCCAAATGATGCTGTCAACGTAGACTTAGGTTCTCGTGTTCCTAGTGGCTCCAACGTGATAAAGGGGCTAGGGCGGTTTAGGGACAAGCTCATTGTTATGTTTGAGAACGCTGTTCTAACAGGATCGCTAGGTGGCTTCACAGAAGACGTACATATACCAGTATTTGATGATGCAATCGAAAATATTGGTGCTGTCTCCCATAGGGTAATACAAACAATTGGCGAAGACATGTTATTCAGTGATCTTTCTGGCGTCACTAACATGAAGAGAGCATTGTTTACTGGGAATATTCAAAGCGAAAGAGCCTCGCAGTTAATTGATCCTGCCTATCTAGATGCCATTAGCAAAGTAAATGCTATTGTTTCGCAAGAAGATCGCATTTGGTCTATTTGGGATAGTCAGTCCAACAACTATATGATGTTCATACCAGATACAGACATAGCGGCTGACACCACCGAGACACGTTGCTTTGTATACAAGAGAAATGAGACACTAAAGATTGAAGCTTGGCAAGATTGGCGTAATTGGAACTTCCGCTCTGGTTGTCGCTCCGCTTTGAAACGTATCTTCCTAACTAAAGGCACTCAAGTCTTTATACTTGGAGAAGAACATATAGGTGGAGAACGTATATTTAAGGACTATCAAAAAGATCAAGAGATGTGGAGTGATGATACTCCTTGGGAAGATTACACCGGATGGAATCCTGTCGCTGATGATAGTGACAGTGGCATTCCTATTAGGTTTATATGGGAACTTCCTTGGTCTGACAACAATGAACGATTTCTTACTAAAGGCTCACGATATATAAACTTTGATACGCAAGGCGACAATCGTTTTACCGCTGAGATGTATACTGATAACAACTTCTTTAGCCGTACAGATCAAGGTGAAGATTGGCAAGGAGATACTCTCAAATGGAGCGATGATCTAGGATGGGATGTAGACGTTTTAGATCCTACACTGTCTCTTGTCTTTGAAGGTGGTGACGCTCCAGGCTTTGGACAAGACGAGTTTGGAGAAGACTTTGGTGGTGGTAGACCGACGAGGCTAGAGAAGTTGTTCGCATGGACAGCTAAGTACAAGTTGCAGAAACTTCGTATGTACGGTGATGCTACTAAGGAACTCAAGTTTATTTCAATTACACTCGCGTATCAACTTGGATCACCTAGGAGATAATTATGGCTAGTTCTGTTGACTCGACACTACCTGCTGATAACGTAAAGGCGTCTAAAGCAGACTTCCGTGCTCAGTTTCTTATTATAAAGAACGAAATTGAGGTTTTGCAAACGCTAACGAGACTTCCTTGGAAGATTGCTCGTGGCGACATCAGCGTATAGGAGAATATAATGGCTGATCAAATAGGCGTTCTTGGCGAAGCTACAGTAGCCACCGCCGCAACTACCACTGTATATACTTGTCCAGCGGCGAAAGCTGCTAAGATCAAGATTATGTGGAGTGGATTATCTCATGCATCAACAGGTACAGGCGACCTAACTTTTACTGTTAATGCCATCAATGTAGCTGTTATTCTTAATATAACTGCTGCACGATATGTACACTCTAATAGCACGTTGATGGTTAATCCAGAAACCGCTGCTGCTCCTACTCGGTTGCCCCTGCTCCTTTTGAATATTACTTGTCGGCTGGAGACACTGTTACTTATACAGTTTCTACACTTACAATGCAAGCTCTAAATGTGCAAGTAGTAGGAACAGAGATAGACGTTTAGGAAGTATAATGGCTGCTACAAATACTACTACTAACTTTAGTCTAAACCTCACAGACTTCGACAAGATACCGTGGGGAGAGGAAGAGCATAATAACTGGCATACACTAGATGCTGTTATGGCAAGGTTTGTTGCTGTCAGCAACATCAAAGGTGCTTGGGAAAACGCTCTGGCTGTTGTAGTCGGTGATCGTTATATTGATACCGATGCAGATGCTATCTACGAGGTGTTAGTAGCACATACTACCCCAAGTACAGGGACATTTGTGGCTAGTAGAGTTAGTGTATCCACTAATTGGCGAAGTGTTACCGTTGATTCAAATGCTGGTGGGACATATGCACAGAATACGTCTTATAGTCTCAATACATTTGTAGTACAAGGTGGTAGATACGGAGTAGTACAGGCTACCTATACGTCGGATAATACAGCAGCTACTACTGTTCTATCATACGATGCAGATGTTACCAGTGGAGACATTGTAACTCTCGTTGATGTGACACTACTTATTGATGCAACACACAGTACTAACACTGTAGCTACTGGTGGT